CTGATGCGGCGGGCCATCTCCAGGTGGCGGTCGAGGGTGGGCTGCCAGCCGCTCACGCCACGGGTGAAGAAGGCGTTGTAGCCCTGGGGGATGCCGAGGGCGTTCCAGCGTTCAAGGTGGGGCGACACGTTCAGGTCGGCCCATACCTGTAGGCCGCACTCCTGAAGGTAGCGGGCGAGGTAGCGTTTGCGGTAGATCTGCCAGAGGGCGATGGCGACGGGTGTCTGGTCGTGGATGCTGACGTTTGGCTCCACCACGGCGCGACAGCCGGACTGCAACAGCAGGATGGGGTTCTTGAAGAGCTGCTCGAAGCGGTAGTCATCCACATAGAAGTGGTAGGTGGCGATGCCTTTCTTGTAGCGGCCTTCGGCTCCCCACGGGGCGAGGGGCAGTTCCACGTGTACGGGCTGGCGGTCGGCAAGCAGGGTGGGTATCTGATACTCGTTGTCGGTGGGGTAGAGGTAGTCGCCCATCATGCGGTAGTAGAACGACAGGCGGTCTTCTGCCTCGGGGTCCGTCTGGCTCGCGTCGTCGCCGTCGGGTGGTGTCCCGCTGTCGGCTGCATGGCCTGTGCCGTCGCTGCCGGTGGCGTTGTCCTTGGTGACGGAGGGCACGGGGTCGGCCTCGAACTGGGGCATCTCGAACTCCAGTCCGATGGCATCGAAATCGACGACGGGCTGGAAGTCGCTGACGAGCAGCTGTGCGTCCCACTCGCCCACGTTGATGTTGCCCATGAGGATGAGCCGTGCGCGCTCCTCTTCGGTCAGGTCGGTGTAGATGATGCACGGAGCGGCCTTGCGCTTCAGCCGAGCGAGAGCCTTCTTGCGCTGATTTCCGTCGAGCACGTAGTAGTCCGGGGTGCCGGGGATGGGTTCCACGGCGAGTGCGCGGTGGGCGTAGAAGCCGTTCTCGCGGATGGAGTCACAGAGTTGGTTGAGCTTCGCCTGTGTGATGGTGCGCGGATTGTTGGGCAGCACGCGGAGGTGGCGAAGGGGGATGAGGGTTACTTCTGATGCTTGCATATTAAGTGGGGGATGAAGGGTTAGAAAAGCCGTGGCTGAAGATGGGTCAGCACTTTCTCCTTTGCCAACTTGTAGAAGTCTTTCTTTATCTCGAAGCCATAGGCACGGCGATTGATTTGCGCCGCTGCCCTGAGCGTTGAGCCACTGCCCGCACACGGGTCTATCACCACGTCGTTCTCGTCGGTGAAGATGCGGATGAGTTCTTCCAACAGCGGAACGGGCTTCTGCGTGGGGTGTACCTTGGGCGTGATGGTGTCGCGTGGCCAGTCGAAGCAGTTGAACACCATGCGCCCGTCGTTGTTGAACTTCGGCAGCTTGTCTTTGTAGAGCACAAGGCCATATTCGCAGTTGCCCACAATCTTCATGTTCGCCTTCAGCACTTGGGCTGAGAAGTTCTTGCGGAACACCAACGGAATGTAATGCTTGAAGCCGTAACGCTCGCCCAGTTCGATGTAGTAGTGCAACTGCTCAAAGGCGCAGAACAGCACCATGCACGGGGCTTTCGACTTCTTGCGTCCGCTCTCGCCGATGGTTTCCTGCTCGGCTTCCTCGTCGGTAATGCCCGTCTTCGGTTCCTTGACCAACATCTGCGAACAGAAGTGCATAAACTCGGCAGGTCGGAAGTCCTTGTCGGTGTCGAAAAACTCCTTGCCAGCCAGTTCGCTTTCGCCGTTCTTGTTGTCCCCGTCCTTGTACCATACGGGGTTGCTGGCGTAGGCGTTCTTGCCAAGATTATAGGGTGGGTCGGCAATAATAAGCTGTGCGTGTGGGATGCCGTAAACTTTGAAGTTCTGAAAATGGTCGTTGAATAATTCTACTCTTTCCATAGTTCCTTGATTTTAATAATTCATTCAATTCGTGTTCAAAAAGAAGAGAGCCACCCTTGCGGATGACTCTCACGTCAACTTATCTGGTTGGCTTCCCAGGGCCTTGTGGTAGAGCCTTTATCCTTCCAGCTCCCCGCCCTGCGTACCGCCGCCGGTCGAGCCGCCTGTATTGTCGCCGCCACCGCCGGGTGTCTCGGGCTCTTCGGCCACGATGTCGGTTGCAACGTACTTCACTTTCTGGGCCTGCTTGTTCAGGGCAAACTGCTTCGAGTACTTGATGCCGATGGTTGCGCCCAGCGTCCACTGGAGCAGGTCGGGTGTCAGCATGTCCTCGGTGGCCACCTGTGCGCCGCCGTACTTCTCGGGGTCGGCCTGTACCTGTGCGTCGCTGATTGAGCCGCTCACCTTCGGATAGATGCTCACGAGCTTCGTGCCGTCCTCATTGGCAAGCGAGATGCGCGAGCCCTCCAGCGTCTCTTCGGCCACGATGTCGGCAATGGCATGGATCACGGCTGCTGCCTCGTAACTCTTGATGCCCGTGCGGGCGGCAATCTTCTTGGCCAACTCGTTGGCGTCGATATCGGTTGAAAGAACTGCCTCGGCAAAGAACGAGTGTGTTCCGCCTTGGTTTGCTTTGGGAGTGAACTCCCGAACTCTGTACTTGACTTTACTCATTGTTGCAAATATTTAAGTGGGTTAAAAAACTATGTCTATCTTCTTTCGGAAGAAGACTCGGCTTTGCCGCTTGGCTCGTCCAAGAACTATCTTCTTGTCAAAGAATAACTATCTTCTTGTCGAAGAATAACTATCTTCTTGCCAAAGAATAACTATCTTCTTGTCGAAGAATAACTATCTTCCTTGTATCGGCTGAAATCGGGTCGGGGGTTTACTCTGCGAAAGTGAAGAGTGAAAAGTGAAGAATTACCACCGCTTGACAAGTTTGCCGATGGGTTCCATGCCCCAATGTAGGCGAATCTTGTCACGACGGATGGACTTATTGCGTGTTGCCTGAGCCTTGGCGCAACGTGCCTTGCGTGCTTCGGGTGTTTCTTCCGACACACGGCGACGGGCATTGTCCTCACGGCTCAGCAGATAGAGGTTGGAGAGGTCGCAGTTCTGACGATTGCCGTCACGAAAGGCGACCACATAGCCCTCGGGCACTTCGCCGTTGGCTTGCTCCCAGACGTAGCGGTGTTTCAGTACGCAACCGCTTTCGATGCGAAGATAGACGTACCCGTCACCATGCACGCACTCGGTGCCGATGTCGCGCTGATTGTGCGGTCGGTTGCCGGGCTTGAATCGGGTGCGGCTGCTCCGCTTGATGCCCTCCTCGCTCATGAACTCCTCGATGCGCTTGCCCTTGTTGGCTGGCGACTGGCCTTTGGCAAACCGGTTGGCCTTTGCGCCCTCGGTCGATGCTACCAGGTGTCCCCATTGTGCAAGGAACTCGGGGCTTTTCTTCAGTCCCAACTTCGATGCCGTGCGCCATACGCTGCCGATGGTGTGCCGTACCTTCTTGGCGATGTCCTCTGCCCTCATGTCGGCATAGTGCTTTCGCAGGTAGGCGAGTTGTCGGTCAGTCCACGGCTCACGCTTATGCACCTTGCGCTGTATGCCGAGTATCTGCGCACGGCTTTTCAGTGCTGCCTTGCTCACTCCGATGCGCCCGGCCACCCAGTCGAGGTCACGCTTGGGATAGTGCCTGCGAAGTAGGTTGTCACGTTCTTCGTTCCAAACTCGTTTCATGCCTCCTTTGGTTTTATCTTGATAGTCGTTACCCTCTCGCATATCAGCGAAAAGTTCATCTTGCACATATTTCCGTCGGGGTCGCGCTCGATAATCATCTGCGTTTTCTCTTCCCAAAAGTATTCGCAATCATTCCGTAAGAATCTGCGAATGTCAGCAAGTATCACGTTCTTCGCTGCATCGGGTATTCCGTTCTTGTCAATCTTGATTACACTCTTCGCCATAGTCGTAACGCTCTTTGAGGTCAATTCCTAATTCTTCAGCTTTCGCCTTCATCATGGCGATATTGCGCCACGGATTGCAATGCACTTCCTTGTGGCAGTTGTGGCAGAGCATGACGGCATTACGGATAGAGCCACGCAGTTCGGGGAATCGTGCCCACGGCAGGATGTGGTGGTACTCCATCTGATTGATGGCGAAGTGCTGACCACATTCGGGGCAGATGCCCTGCTGTCGCTCATAGAGTTTGCCCTTGCGCTCTCGGCAATTATTCGCCTGTTCATGGGTTCGTGGGTGGTCGCTCGGAGTGTTGCGGTTCTTCACTCGTCCATTGCTGAAGGTGATGTAGAGGTGCTTGAATATGCGAAACGACCGCTTCCAATTCTTGCGCTTGGGGCGGTCGCTTGCAAATGGCGGGTTGATGATTGTCACCTGCCCGCCGCTATGGTTCACCAACTCGCCAATCACCGCAATGGGTGTGTGGTAGGTCGGCTCTCCCGTTCGTCTGAATAATTCGTTTAATGTCATAGTTCCTTGAAATTCGTTCAATTCGTGTTCCTTATATGTTAATACTCCCCCGATTCCTTGACATATCCTTTGCGACGTGTCAGGAAATCGGGGAAATGTTGACGGGTGGTTACGCTATCAGCCCGTACTCGGCGAACTTCTCGAACGAGCCGAATTGCGTGAAGACGTAAAGGCGGGCTCGCTCGATGATGTCGGCGAAGGGCAGGGTGATGGGGAGCCTTGGCAGACCTTTTTGAAAAGCCGCCATACAATAATACCCGTCAAATGTCACCTGCTCGTCGCCGATGGCGTAGGCGGCTCTCACCTCGGTGTGGTACTGCTGGGCGAGCATGTGGGCCACAATCTGACAGCTCACGTCGGCCTTGCTCAGGTCTTTTCCTGCCAGTCCTCCGCCTGTGACGGCATCGCCCATGTCGCTTCCAAGTTTTCGGTTAGTGGCTCCGCTGTCCGCGTCGAGACCGCCCGTCCAGGGGCCGAGGGGGTTGATGGTGATTTGTGCGGGGGTCATGCCGCCGATGATGGTCTTGCCGTATCCGTTGTGCCGCACGAACTCCTGGATGCACTGGAACACTTCGTCGTAGCTGGCGTTGCTCTGGCAGACGATGAGTCGGTCGGCGGTGAGCACGGCCTTGGCGTCGCTGTGGAAGGTCTCGTCGAGCGAGCGGATGAGAGCGGTGAGTTCGCGCTGTTCGGGGGTGACGGGCATTCCTCGGCAGATGCCGTTGTCGCCTACGCGGGGACTGCCCTCCTGATTGCGGGCAAGATGCGGGTCTTGCGGCACTATACGGACGGTGCAGTGACGGATGCCGCTGATGCGCCGCACGGTGTCGCTGACGTCCTGCACGCGGAGGGGTTCTGAGGTCTCGATGATGACGAGTCCCTCGGAGTGCCCGATGAGGGTTTCCACTGCCACGCGGGGGTTGCTCTTCAGCCAGCCGCCTGCGGCGTGGGTGTAACAGTGATCTACGATTGCGCCGGCGATGCGGTCGGCTACCTTGTCGGGGTGGTACTTTGATGTTTTCTCGTACATTTTTCGTTGTTTGGTTTTAGGAAAAAGAAAGCCGGACCATTTGGCACGGGCAGCACTAAAACGGTATCGTGAGCGTAAACGTAAACCACCGTCGGCAGCGTAAGCGTAAGCAATGAGGTCAAGATTGCCGACGATGCGATGTGTGAATAGTTTAGCAAACTACCGCTAAGGATTGACCGTCCAAAGCAAAGATAAATGGCTTACTCCCGCGTCTACCAATTCCGCCACCTCTTGCGAGGGTGGGACTCGAACCCACACGTCTTGCGACAAAAGTAAAAAGGTCTCTGCTCGTGCCGTGTGTTCATGTCGGTTTCCCGTCAGGCGGTCAGTCCGACATTATCCGGCTGTCTTTCTTTTCTGTTTATAGATACTTTACTTTCAATTCCTTGTAAAGAGGCATCAGTGCATCGGGGATGATGATTTTCAGTGCGGCCAACTCTTCAAGCCGCTGCTTCTTCCATTCCTGCATCTGCGTCTGAATGCCTACCAGTTCGGAGTTGACTTTCTGAAGGTCGCGGTCATACTGAGCCTTGGCCGCTTTCCATTCGTCGTTCTTGCGCGTCTGGTAGTCCATTGCAAGGTTTGAGAACTTGGCCTCGATGCCGTTCTTCTCGGCTTGCAACTTGCGGTACTCAGATTGCAATTCGGTGTAGAGGTTGTCGATGTCGGCAGAGATATTCACGTCTACCTTGTAAGTGGTGATGATGGTGTCGCGCCCGCTCTCCTTCACCTCCGTTGGGTTCTGCATGATGCGAGCCAACTCCGCCTTCTGACGTGTCAGCAGTCCCTTCTCGTGGATCATCTCGCCATATACAGCCAGCGCAGAGTTCAGTTCCACGAAGCGGTTGTATTCTTTCACCGTCAGCCCAGTGTCGAGGATGGTGTTGTAGTCCTGGAAGTTGATGCGTGGCATCTGTGGCGGTTGCGGCACGGCGGGCTTCTCAATGCCCTGTTTCTTCATCCAGTCGTCGAGCGACATGTCCGACACGTATTTCTGCGCCTGTTCACGCTCCTTCACTGCCTCACGCAGCCATGCAATCAGCGCATTCGCCTTGCATATCCGCTTCACGCTCTCGGCAATCTCGGGCAGTGTGTTGTTCACCGTCTCAACCGTCACTTCGGCATCACCTATCACTCGGATGCTCTTCTCGTAGAGTCGCAGCCCCATAATGTGCTGCTTGATGTCCTGTACCATCACGTTGGCCATAGCCGAAACGTGTTGTGCGCTTGTGGAGGTCATGCCCTCCTCACCGAAGTATATGTCGTTGAAGACGTATTCGGTGTCAATCATTAAAATGGCTCTCTTTTGAGCCTTCTCCATAATGTTCATAGTTCCTTGATTTTAATATGATTATTCCAATGTTACATCCGTAAGCCGCTCGCCGTAGCGTCCACGTCGGCGGTTGGGGTGCTCGGGAAATGGCACGTCGGGGAACATCGTGCGGAGCCGCGACAGGCAGTCCTTCTCGATAGCGATGATCTCCTGCTCCTCGGCTTCTGCCGATTCGTGGCTCTTTCCCTCGATGTCGTAGTCACGGCTCAGCTCGATGTCGGGCCACAGGCTGTCGTACTGATATTCGCCGTTGGGGTAGCAGGGCACCAGCTGAGCCGTTGTCTCGCCGTGCCGCTGGCGGATATAGAGGCACATCACCTGACCGTCGGCGCGGAAGTAGAACTCTATCTGCGAGGGGCAGTAGATGATGTCCTCCAGGAACTCCATCACGGGGTGGTTCTGCTCCAGCGGTTCTGTGCGCCTTGCGATGCGCCGGGCTTCGAGGATTTCCATTGTCGTCATTGGGTGCTGCTCCAGCAGCGAGGGGTCGATGCTCACCTTCGGCAGCGTGTCGGGCTTGGGGATGGTGAACTGCACGGTGTGCTGCTTCGGTATCAGCACGTCGGGCACCGCTGCGGGCTTCATCACCTCTGCCAGTGCCTCTTGCATTTCCCTGGTCAGCACCGTTTCGCCGCTCAGCGGCCTGTCGCCACCGCTCTGAGTGTCCACCCAGCCGCCAGTGGCAAAGGGTATTCGTTTCTTTTTGTTGGGCATGGGTTTGATTTTTAAGTAAAGAGTGAAGAGTGAAGAATTTAGCACGAATACCAAAAGCAGAAGCAGCGCAACATATCGCCTTCCTCCTCAAACTCCTTGGCGTCCTCTGCATCGGGTAGTAGAATGTATCCGTAGTAACTATCCTCGAATTCCGTCCACTGACAACATGCGTACTTCATATCGCGGTACCATTCTGCATAGTGTTTCTTGCCGTCAATGGTGAACTCTATACATAGTTTGCCATTGCGCTTTACCACGGGGCAGTTGTGGAGAATGCCTTTCGATTCCAGATAGTCGCAACCGCTGATGCACTCAAACACGTCGTAGCTCAGTGCGCTGATGTTCTCCTGACAATGCGCAAAGAAGTCGGTGTAAAACTTGATGAGCGTGTCGCGCTGCTTGATATTTTCCTTTGCGATAGACAACCTCGTTTCACCGCAGTAGAAGCCACCAAGTTGCTCAGCTGCCCAACGCACAAACTCGTCTTGTATCTCTCGCGCTTGCTCTCCTGTCAGTTTAAGACCTCCCGTGCCGGTCAGATACCCCCATCCTCTTACACAAAGGATTGGTGAATGTCCGTCGCAGATATACTGTCCGTCTTTACTCACTCCGATGTCGTAGAATGTCTTTTTGCCTGGCGTATCGTTCAGACAGTCTGCAATGCGTTTGCCTAATGCCGCATCACGCTCATCCATTACGTCAAAGCATACCTGCGTGCCATCGTTGCACCATATATAGCAAGATTGCTCGTCGGCAGTGAATGGCCCTTTGAATACTTCACTGAAATGTGGTGTTTCTTTCTCGTTCATAGTTCCTTGAAATTCGTGTAATTCGTTTAATTCGTGTTCAAAAAAAAGATAATTCGTGTTAAGTGTACCACTCTTTCGCCCTTTCGTACATCTCGCGGTCGGTGAGTATGTGCTGGCGGTGGGCATTGAAGTCCTCGGCCTGAAGTCCGGCGGTCATGTCATACGTGATGAACGTCCGCGCCACAAACAGGTCGTGCGGCTGCTCCACCTGCCCGAGCAGCACACCCTCCGGCATACAGAGCGACAGGTGGGGCTTGCCCAGGTAGCGCACCGACCGCGCCACCGCCTTCTGGTTCTTCGAGTCGCAGCCGTGCGGGTTCTGGGTGAAGAAGCGTCGCCAGAGGTCGCTGCCCGTCAGCTCGCAGCCCGTCCGCTCGCGGTATCGCCGCCATGCGTGGGGCAGGATCACCATCGGCGCGATGAGCCGCTGGTCGGAGAGCCACGAGGTATAGACCGCCGTGCCATCATCCGTCCGACACGGCACGGCCACACCCGTCAGCAGCCGCCGCATCCGCTTGTCGAAGATGCGCGTGAAGAACAGGTAGCGGATGCGACGCGGCGACGTGTAGTCGGCCCAGTGGATGACGGGAAGCCGCCTCGCCTTCAGCACCGGCCGTCGCAGCGTGTCGAGGTGGTGCCGCCACCAGACCGTGGCCGTCTCGCGGTCGCGGTCGAGTTCGGCATACACCTCGGCGTGGGTCATGGTTTGTGTGAGCATGATTTTAAGTTAAGAGTGAAGAGTGAAGATGGAAGAATTAGAAGAGTGTCAGCTGTGACTCTTCTGCCCATACACGCTTACGAGCTTTTTCGACATATTCAGATGAAATCTCACTACCAATATAGTTGCGCTTCAGTTGATGTGCACATTTTGCTGTTGTTCCGCTCCCCATAAAAGGGTCGTACACTAAATCACCTTCGTTACTCCAAGTCCATATATGGTCGCGCACTAACTTCTCAGGGAATACGGCAGGGTGAAACGATGAACCCTCTTCTGTTCCTGGTACGACTAACCACCAATTATTTCGCTTAGAGTATGCAGATGCTTCTTTCCGCTTTTCAATTTTGAGAGAGCCGTCTGGATTTCGCCTGCCTACACCGCTTTTGTCGAGTCCGTAGGATAGATTCTTCTTGTCGCAAATGAGGTTGTATGCCTTGGGCGTACCTTTGCTTAGAATAAACATGTATTCAAAGTTTTGAGTATAACAGCGATTACTTCCGAGAGCACCGCCGCCGTCCTTTGCCCATATCATCGTGTCGTGTAACTTGAAGCCGCACTCCATGAAATAGAGAGCCTGTCTAAAAGACGTGCCGGTCTCGCTTCCGTTGACGGTTGCATCGTTGACAATCCAAACGACCACACCGCCCTGCTTCAGCACTCGGTACAATCCTTTCGCCAAATTCTCGAAGTCGAAACAATAGCCATTGTAGGTTCTAAGTCCGTCGTATGGCGGTGATGTCACCACAAGGTCTATGAACTCATCCGGCATTTTGGCAATCGTGTCAATGTTGCTCTCGTTGTAAATCTTGTTAATCTCAATCATGGCTTATCGTATTACTATACACCACCAACCTCCGTCCAACTCTTCGTCGTTGTAGTCGGTTTCAAAATCCGCAGCATTAGGCCCAGGCTCTTTCCCCCATCCATAATGCTCCATGTCATACACTTTACACTCGCCGTCAGGTAATTGTGCGAGTTTTTCCATTATTTTCTCACTATTGTCTTCGCAATCGAAGCTGTGTCTCTCTAAACCGAGAGAATTTTCTACTTTGTAAAATGCAAGTTTCATAGTTCCTTGAAATTCGTGTAAATTCGTGATAAATTCGTGATAATTCGTGTTAAGAATCAGAAATCGGCGACAAAAGCCGTTGCCTGCCGCCGATTCCGTTAGAGTTCACTCAGCCGTTTCGGTGTCCGGCTCCTCGATGTCGATTTTTAGGTTCGCCTCCTTCGCCTCGATGCGGAGCCGCTGCGTCAGCACGTCCAGATAGTCGTGCATCGCCTGGTGCTGACGCGAGAGCAGCGTGCGCTTGTTCTCCGGCAACTGCTTGTACGTGTCCGTCATCACGAAGTCCGACAGCCGCTCGTACCTGCCGCGCAACTCGTCGTACTCCTCGGCCATGCGCTTCACGCGCTTCTCCTCGTACGTCAGCTCCTCTTCGGGAGCGTCGCCCGCGTCCCCGTCCTCACCGTGTCCCAGGGTGATGGTGCCCTTGCCGTCCTTGACGGTCAGCGTCGCCGGCACGCCCTTGGTCAGCTGCTCCAGCAAACCGATGACCGCCTTGCCCGTCATGTCCGCCATGCGTCCCAACTGCCCGACACGATAGAGCGCGTAGGCCATCAGCGCGTCGGTGCTCGCCATCAGCACACCTGTGATGCCGTCCAGCACGTCGCCCAGACAAAAGTTAATCACTGCGACCGTGTACATCGCCACGGCCAAAACCGAAAGAAGAAAAATCACTGTCTTGTTCTTCATCTTGCTTGTTGTTTTTTAATTGTTGAAAAATAAATGGTTACTTGTTTTAAGGGGAAAGGGGAGAATTACCGCTTGCGCCTTGATTGCTTCTGCTGCCGACGCTTTGCCTTTTTCTTCTTTTTGAGGTCACGCGGTGGCTCATGGTAGCGACCACCCTTGACGTGTGGCAAATCGTACACCGCAGGCTGAAGCATCTTAATGTCTGGCAACTTAGGTGGCATGGTGTACGGCACGGCTTCCTGTCGGAGTCGTTCGGTTTCGTGCTTCTCCACCGGAATGAGGATGCAATGGTGCTCTGCTTCCTGCTGATGAATGATTTCGGGGTCGATAGTCTCGTACTGTTCCTTGAGGATATACACCTTTGGCACGTTCTCACGCTCAGCAAGTTCTTCGAGAGCCTTGCGCATATCTTCCACGGGCGACTCGTCTTGCTCCCTGGCGATGGTGTCAGCTGATGCGTCAATCATCTTGGCTGCTGCCTCTCCGAGTCCGAGGCGGTCAAGCCCTCCGAGTATTGGGTGTCTTACTGGCATTGTCATTCCTCCTTCTTCGCTCTCCATGCGTCACGTACTTGCTGGTCAAGTTCTGCCAGCACCTCGTCAGACTCCCCACCGTGCATGTGGCTTTCCAGCACCAGGCGCAACAGCTCCTTCACATGGTCGAAGTCCACCCATCTCTCGTCGTCCTCGTCGCGGTCGTGCTGCCATTCTGCCCCGTCATGGAAAGCCTCCATCAGGTCGAAGCCATCGGCTTTCACCTTTCCGAAGAAATCGTCAGCATTTTCGCCTTCCAAGTCTTGATCGTAGGCGATGTCTCTCACGTAGTCGCTCTCGGCACTTTCCATATCGGTGTCGAAACGTCGGCCACGTCCAATCTCGGTGCGTAGAGCACATTGCGCTACTTGCAGTGCTCCTTTCAGACGTTTGTTCTTTGCACCATTACAGCAAGCCGTAATAACGGTCAGTGCTTCATCATAAGTCATTGGGAATACGTTCATAGTTCTTTTAGTCACTTCGTTTTATAAAAGCGGGCAAAGCCCGAAACCTTGATAATTCGTTTTTTACTTGATTCTCTCTATTTCCTCCGCTGCCGCCTTGGAGATACCCATCATCGGGAAGTGGCGGGCGACGTAGTTCTCAATCTGTGCGCCGCGTGACGCTTGCCAGCCTGGAAGCATCGCGATGCCGTCCGCACGGGTCATCAGCAGCAGAAGGTCGTAGCACAGCACCACGGCATACGCCAACCGCTTGCCCAGCACCCACTCCATCGCCCTGTATATCCACGGCCACCGACAGGCCCACACCCTACACGGGTTGATGCACCCGTACCCATGCCGCCGCAATATCCTCTCCGCCTCACCGAACCGCCGCACATAGTCAGCCCGCTCCACCCCGGACATTCCGCCCGACAAATAGATTCGCCTTTTCATATGTCAATACGGATTATTCTCTTTGCCCTTCTTCATGCGCTCCTTTTCGTCCCGGATAGCGTCGTTCAGCGTTGCCTTGATCTCACGCAGATGCTTGAAGGTCTCGGCAGGTGTTCGCGGACATCCCCGGACGAATGACCGCAAGTTCGGAGTGTCAAAGCCAAACTCCGAAGCGTCGCAGATGTACTCCTGCCACTCCTCGTACTGCTCACGGGTGACGTCGTTCAGCACGCAGTAGATGATGTCGTCCATGTTGATGGTGAACATCCCGTCGCCATAGTCGTACACGCCTCCCGTCTCGTCGCCTATCCAGTAGCCGTAGTGAGCATCCAGTTCCCACATGCGCAACAGTTCCACGAGGAAGCCGTTGCATGCCTGCTCCCATTGCTCTTTCAGCTGTCGCTTGATAGCGTCTTTTGTCTTTTTCATAATTCATTCGTTTTGTTTCTCATATTCATCAATGGCCTTGTAAAGCCCTTGCAAGTGTTTGTTGGCGTTGGCATACCACTCTTTTTCCTTCGCCAGTTTCTCTTCGCAGTAGCCTATGTTCTCGTGGGCGTGTTTCAACTTCCGTGCAATCCACACCTCCGGCGATATAGGCTTAACCTCAATCTGGATGAAGTCTTCGGTGCAGTCATACTCCTTGGTTTCCTTCAAGTGCTTCAGCATGAAGTCACGCAGATACTTGTATTCATCCGGCACCTGAAACCGCTCCACCTTGGCAATCATCGCGTCGTAACGCTTGCGCATTTCGGCATAGCGAATCTTGCGCTGTTCGTTCTCCTCTTCGATTTTCTTGGCTTCCTGCTCGATGATGCGCTCCACCTCTTCGGGGTGTTCCTTCAGACGGTTCGCCTCTTCCAGTTCTTCACGGGCTTTCTTCAGTTCGCGCTCGTAGTAGTCGATGCTGCTATTCTCCAGCACGGGGGCTTTGTCTAACGGAAGGTCGCCACCATACGAGTGCGCCGGTGAAAACTGCGTCGCACATCGCAGTGCGAACTCTCTGAGGGTTAATTCCTTGCCCTCGTAAATCTTAGCTGTTAAACCTGTTGGCATAGTTCTTGAAATTCATTTAATTAGTTGTTTTATAAAAATACGACCGCAGTTTGAAAGCCATATCATTGATAACTCCCATACGCTCAGTCCTTTCCTTTTAGTTTCGCATCGAGCATGGCGCTGAGGGCTTCGTCACCGCGCCCCATCTTAATCATCATCTTTGCCACCATCGTGTTGAAGTCGTCCGACTGCACCAGCAACAGGGCTATCAGTGCGAGGTGTTTGATTTGCTGCGACTGGATGGCTGAAATTTCCAGCACCTTGTCGAGCATTCCCTGCTCCGACCATCCGCGCTGGCGAAGGTCGGGCAAGTTACGAGAGAACTTGTCGCTCGATGCTATCATGCCGAGGATGTACTTCAGCAGTCCAGACTTGTCCTTCAGCAGGTTCAGAATGTCTACTTTTTCGTTCATAATTCATTAAATTTGTTGTTCTTATTCGCGTTTTTGGATGATTTTTGCAAAAATCGCCGTTAAGGTGGCACTTTTTATTCGTCACGCAAATCATCCTCGTCTATGCTGACATAGCCAAAGAATCGGAACTTGCCGCCGCTGTTGTGCTTCATGTGGGAAACGATTTTTCTGGCATCAATCATAAAACAGAACCCTTTCAGTCGTCGGCGCGGCACCTTTTCCATGTAGGTGTTCCAAATAAAGCACCTGCGGCCAAGCCCGATGACGTGCAGGCCTCCTAAAAACGTTGTAAATCCAAATAACCTTGTCATAGTTGTAATCATTTCGTATCTAATTGGTCGTGCAAAATCAGCGCACTGAGCAGCATCTGGATGTTATCGACTTTACAAGATGCGCTGGCCGTGGCCTTCACCGGCTTCAGGTTCTCCATACCGTCTGTGCTTTCGGCCAACTGGCAGTTGCCGAACTCCCACGGCCAAAGGGGATTTGCCGAGAGGTGAATCATCGGATTGGGTATCACCTTGCCGTCGGGCGATTGGATGCCACGGTGTATCATGTAATCGAACTCCTTGACCGCCGGGCTGTAGGTGGCGAAGTTCTGACGCACGGGAATGATGAGCGTCTTGGGGTCGAGTCCGATGTCGAAGCACCACTGCGAGAGGGCGTTGATGACCGTCTTGGCGTTGAAGGGATCATATCCAAAGCCAAAGAAGTTGACACCCTTCGCGTCCAGCTCCACGATGCGGTTCACGGCCACGGCAGGGTCGAATGTCTTGCCCGGAACAATATGGAGCCAGCCGTCGGCGGCCCACTTCAGCAACAGCTCGCGGATGGGGCTGTCGTTCACAGCTGCCTCGCTCATGTAAGAGTCCATGTCGGCGAAATACTCCATTTCCTGTAGGTCATCGCGCCACCGCTTCGCCAAATACGAGTTGCCGTTCAGGTCGTCGCCCTTGGAGAAGTCGCTGCCCACGGTCACCTCCCAGCCCTCATCCTCCGTGCAATCGTCGATGCGTCGCGGTATCTGAATGGACCGGATTTCGTCTGGAGTAAGCCATTTGGTCACTCGCCCGGTCTGCCACATATTGAAGTCCTTGGTCAGCACCTCCTGCTTGGTGTCCTCGGTGCCGGTGGCGGCTTCGTGGAGTCGCTCGCGGTAGTAGGTGGGCTGTACGGTGGTGCCGATGGAGCGGTTCACCTTCTTGAAGAGTTCGTGGTCATCCAGTTTGGTCAGGTCGTCGGTCAGTTCCCATTTGTCGAGTTGCAAGAGGAATGCGCACCAATAATCGTCGGGGGTGCGGTGTGGCTGTCCGAGCGGGTATTGCATCTCGTTCAGCAGCGATGGTTCCACGTCGTTCTCAATCTTCGACTTGTATGGGCCGTCTTTGACACGTCCGGCTGTGGTGGTGTGCATCAGCAGTTTCTCACGACGTGGACCGGTACTGCCCCAACAAGTGTCAACCGACGCTTGCATATCGCAATGACCGTTCACATAGCTTGGTTGCCCGTGCTCGTCGGCTTGTACTACGCTGGCATAGTAACCATCCTTCGGGGTCTTACCCGCTGCCATCGTTTTAATTTCGCCCTTCATCGGGTGACCGGGTTGCCAGCTCAGTTCGTTTTTAGTCAATCGGAAGTATTTACCGCCCATGCGATTCGAGCACGTCGGGTCAACTTGCATGGCGAAATTTCGCACGGCTTTGAACGAAATTTTCGATAATTCTGCTGACGGTGCACAGATGAGCACCTGCCCATTCACGTCGCCGAGGAAGCACGCCTCTATGAAATCGACAGCCGCGCCCAATTCTGTCTTACCACTCTTACGAGTAATAAACCAGTGCGTCTCCTGAGTGAGCCGTCGCGTGTCCCACACCTCGCCGTCCTTCACCCACTCCGTAGGCAGCAGCATGTCGCCCTCGTAGTAGGTGCGCTCCATCGGCACGTCCACCTTGAAAGCGTAAATCTCGAAGATGAGCCACGCCTGGAACGGCATCAGTCGGACGTGTTGCGAGCCGCGAGGGGTCGAGAACTTCAGCCCGCCCTTTACGTGTCGCCCGTTCTTCCACTGTCCCTCGATGGCTCGCAGCGACCGCTTCACCCTTTCGGGGTCGAGGTCGTAGGAGTCCATCAGTCGAAACTCCTTTCGGATGCCTAAGAGTTCGTAGAGGTTGGCATGACTGCCGTCGTTGCTGATAGCGTCCTCGATGTAGATAAGCAGTCGCGGGTCGAAGCTGTTCAGACGGTTCACATAGTCGGGCAGATGTGTCCGCAGATCGTCGAGACATTGCGCCTTGGCTTGCCGCAGTTCTTCAAAGTCGTTGGTCATACTATTCCGTCAATAAATTCGTTGAGTTTGTCGGTCGCGTTATTGCCCGCAGGGTCTTCGGGCTTGGCTGCCGCCTTTGCCGCCGTCATGCCCAGCATCTGTGCGTACTTCTGACAGATGGCCTCCTGCTGGTAGAGCAGATTGCAAAGCGGGTGCTGCTTGTGGGTTGGCTGACCGTTGGAGCCCGGCACCCATTCCACGGCTCCCTCCTTGGTGATGGTGTCGCGGTACTGGTCGCGCACCTCCAGCGCACTGGCATAGTTGCGGATGGTGAGGTTCAGGTGCTCCGGCACCTTGCCGCCGTGTGAGTGCTTCACCTGTGCGCGGATGTCTTTTAGATAGGTTGCTGCTTTTGCCATTATTTTTTGAATTTGATTACAAGTTGGTTGCGCTGCTCAAAGGGCAGTCGGTAGTGTAGATAGTTGGCATACGATATGCCGAACTCGCGGCCAGGCAGGGTCATCCATGCGTCCCATCGGGTGTCGCAGGGTCGGTGTAGTTTTCGGTTCTTCGCCTTATATGCCGCCGCGCTGGAGTGTATGCCCTTCGATGTGAGAGCTTCGCCGAGCACACCCAGACACACGTAACTCTGTCGGGCACCCTCCTGGCGTTGCTCCTTGGGTATCAGTCCGCACAGCGGGCAGGCCGCGCAACAGTCGGGCTGCTCGGCTGGCAGTTTCATCGGTACGATTGCTTGTCTTGGCATGTTCGTGAATTTGATTTTTAATTATCGTGCGTTTCGCTTATATATTCCGATGTGGGATATATGTCCCGCTTTCCTTATCCCGATAAGTTATGTTAAGGCGTGGGAAAAAGTACCCCCTCGGAGCGTCCTCTGTGTATGTATGTA